ACTTTACTCTGGACTTTGGCGATCCCACGGGGCGGATTCTCAGGCATCGGCCCTGGACGAGACCTCTGGAGGCGAACCAGGAGAACCCGGCCATTGGGGCCTATGCCATCTTGTGGTGGAAGGACGGGTCCCAGCCCCTTGTGGAGTGGATGACGACTGAGCAAATCGAGGCCAATGCCGAACGGGGAGGCTCGTTTGGCAACGACAATAGTCCCTGGGAGACGGACTGGGGCCAGATGGCCCGGAAAACTGTCCTGAAGCGGCTGCTCAACTACGTGCCTCTCGGAAAGGTGGCCAGCGAGATGGTACGGCCGCCCAGTGACTGGCGGGAGGGGGACGCTCCATCGGGCGGCCCACGGGAGGAGGCCGGGGATAACGCGTCTTTGTTCGATCAGTATATGGCCTCGATCACCACGGCGGCCCCGGAGGGGATTGAGGCCGTGATTACGGCCATTCGGCAGGACGACCGCTTGGACCACGAAGAAAAAACGGAACTCTTCAACGCGGCCACGGCCCGCAAGCGGGAACTGGTCAAAAGGAAACATGCGGAATCTGTGGCTTAACACGTAGGGAATCTGCGAGAGAAAGGAGGAAAAGGATGCTTGTTTTGACCAGGAAGGTGAATGAGCGGATCGTGTGCTCGAATGGGATGGTGATCACAGTCTTGGCGATCAATGGCTCATCGGTGCGAATTGGGATTAAGGCCCCGCCCGATGTGACGATCTTGCGGTCGGAGCTGTGCCACCCAACTCGCGGAAGGGCGGAGAATGCCAATGAGTCGCACAGTCACAATCTGCGAACACGGTGAATGCGGTGTCTGTTACCGCTGTCGTTTGTGGCGCACAGCATCTGAGTTCGAGGCCCTGCGGGATGCCGTCGTACGGATGCGGGCGGCCCAGCGGGCATACGTCCAGACCAAGGCCATCTCGGCCTTGCAGGAGGCCCAGGCGGCGGAGCGGAAGGTGGATAAGCTGCTCAAGCCGAAGGCCCCCGAACAACCACGGCTCTTGTGACTTGTACAAAGAAGGAGCCTTTGGGCATGGCGGCATACGCGATTGAGGCCCGGAACGGATACACGATCGTCACCCTCTCTGGGAGGAAGGACCAATTCATCCTGGGGATGCGAAATGGCATGGCCTCGCAGCGGGAGGCCATGGAGATCTGGGCCAACTGGGCCTATGGCCTGGTCGAGGAGGGCGAGATCCCGCTCTACGTGGCGGAATCGCTGATCGACACTTTGGAGCGGCGGGCGGAAAGCTGCCTACCCGCCCCGATTCGGTGGCTGCGGAACTTGGGGACGAAGAAGGATAAGAGGACAGGATGAAATGACGGCAACGCAACTCTTAGTGCCTTCGGATAGGCACAATGCAGGAACGTCGCGAATCCGGTAATAATCATGGATGACTGGATTATTTTGACCTATGATATCGCCGACCGTCGCGAGGTGGGGATCATTGCCTCCCAGATGCGGCGTTCGCGATTTGAGGTGGTGGGGTATTTGGTCACCCTGTGGGGATGGTTTTCTCGAGAAACCCCCAACGGGCACGTGCAGATCGACGTGGCGACTCTCGCGGACGTCCTAGGGGTTCCGCGGCGCTTCCTCGACTGTCTCCTGGCCGTTGGCTGGCTTTCCGAGAACGACGGCATCTTACGTATTCCCCATTGGGACCGATGGCTCTCGCCGTCAGCAAAAGCCCGGCATGCGGCGGCGTACTATCAGCGGTTTCGCCGGGCGCAGAATGGTGAGGAAGCTAAGATGAAAGCTGCACGCGCTCCCCCGGAACCTGTTCGACAAATGTTTGACAAATGTCAAACAAATGTCAAACATCCTTATAACGACGTCGACGACGACGAAAAAAGGGAAAAAGGGGGTCTGGGGGAAAAGGGGGAGGCCCCGGGGTCGTCGGACATTTGTCCGGACAAACGTCAGACGTCGGAAATCGTGGCGTGGTTTCGCACTTACGGGCGGATATGGGGCCCGCGGGGTCCGACCAGCAAGCGGGACCGTGCCCTGCTCTGGCGGGTCTGTGCCCTGGCGGCGGCGGGGGAAACCTGGGCCCAGGCCGCCCTGGAGGCGCTGGCTGCTGGGAATCCAACCCGGCCAGGGGCCTATCTCCAGAAGCTGACCCTGGAACTCGGGCCGCGGGATCCGCATGTCAGTCTGGTGCTGGCCGCGATCCCGGTTCCGGCCGAGATCCAGCGGGGTCCGCCGCCGGCGAGCACGCCGCGAGACGTGCCGCGCGACGAGCAGCCTCTCTCGCCAGAAGAGGCGCGGGCCCTGATCGCGGAGGCCATGGCCGTCATTGGTCGCGGTCAGAATGGAAACGGAAAAGACGGTTAATCCTGCGCCCGCGGAATCCGCAAGAGCGTCGAGCCCTGATCGCGGAGGCCGTGGCCCTCGCCGGAACTGCCTGTTCCGGCGGAAATCGAACACCCTCCAGGTCCCACGGCCAGGGTAAAGCCGCGACAAGCCGCGGTCAAAGAGCGGCCCCTTACGCCGCAAGAGCGTCGGGCCCTGGTGATGGTGAGAATTGTCGGAATGGAGACGGAACAGATGCTCGATCGCTGTCTAGCCTGTGGCAAGCCGATGGTGCGTTCCAAGGTGTTCATCCGTTACTGCTCGCCGGAGTGTGCCAGGGCCTTGGCCAAGCAAAACTACGATTGCAAACCAGCCAGCCGGCCCACCCTGGCGGAGCCCGGGACGCGGGCCAAGATTGAAGTCATGCAGCAACGAATAGCCAATCATGAGGAATGCTTTCACCCTCAAGACGCGCAACGGCAATAACCGATGGGCAAAAGGTCGCCAAGCTTGATCAGTCTCCGCCTCCCTTATCCCCCCTCGGCAAACCGCATGTATCGCACATTTCGGGGCCGGACTACCTTAACCCAGGCGGTGCGGGACTATCGGCGGCAAGTGGCCGAAGTTTGGTTCCAATCCCGAATCAAGGGCCAGCGGGGCTTTGACACAGGGGAACTCGCCCTGCGAATCAGAGCCTATCGGCCCGACAAGCGGCGGCGGGATGTTGATAACATCTTGAAGGTCCTCTGCGACGCCCTCCAGCATGCCGGCGTCATTGGCAATGATTCCCAATTTCGGGAAATTGTGGTATCCTTCGAAGAAACCAAGCCGGGGGGCGAATTACGGATTGAAATCCGAAGACTGTCTCTATCTCAGAAAGGCCACGCTTGATAGAAGGCCTACATGTCAAAACCGTGCAGGAAGCCGATTAAAATCCGGAGATTTTCCCTATCCCCGCAAAGGCACGCTTGATGGAAGGCGAACAGATCAAGACGGTGCGGGAATCGGAGGGGTTGAAAGAGATTCTCAAGGCCGCTCCGGTGGCCCTCTATCCGGTCCCCAAATGTGGCATTACGCCGCAGCAGGTCACGGCGGCCATGCAACTGGAACGGAGAAAGATTCCGATCCTGATTTGTGAAGATTGTTCCCCAGATGAAACTTATGTCGTGATCCCTCTTCGTGAACTCCCCTATTTCGTGGTGGAGCTCTATCGCGTGCTAGCGGGCCTCTAATCTGCCAGTCTCATGATCCGTCTTGGCGAATTTCCCTATTGCGTGGTGGAGCTCTATCGCCTGCTGGCCGCACTCTAATCTGCCGGCTGGTCGAGAAGGCCTGGGGGCGGGTGTTAGAATGTCCGTCATGGAAACCCCAGCCCTACATCGAGCAACCCGGATTTACGAGGCCGCGGCCCGCGGACTGTGTGGGCGTGGGCTATTGTCCCAGCGCAAGGCGGCCAAGCTCTTGCGAATCAGTCGATATGCCGTGGTCCGGGGGCTGACTCGCAACGTGGATGATATCCCGCGGGTGGTGATTATCAGCCGCTGCCCGACCTGTGGGGGTCTTATACAGCGCCCCTGTCGGGCCTGTGCCCTTCGCCGAGGAAAGGAAAGGATTGAGGGATGATGCCGATTCGCAAAGTCCTGGAACTGGTCCGAACCCTGATGAAATTCCCCCCCATTGAAGATGAGACGGCCCTGCGGGCGACTCTGCAGCAGGCAGGGGAGATTCTCCAGGCGATTTCGGCGATCACGCCTACCAAATTTGACGACTTGGCCCTCTCGGCCTTTGAGGTCCTGGTCAACAATGATCAGGCCTGGGCCGTATTTTATACCCTGCTCAGATTTGTGGCCGCGGCCGATGATTTGTCTAAGCTGGTAGACCTCACCGGCTTGCCGGAAGATCAGATTTTGCAATTGCGGGATGCGGTGCTTGATCAATCCATCGCAGCAGGGCTGAACAGCGGATTTGGCACGCCGCGAATGGCCTAGGAGGTTTAACGGCCAATGGCGGAAGATGATCTGCAAGGCGGGACGGCGGCGATCCCCCCGAGCCCTTTTATTGACTGACTAGGAAATGGAGTGATGATGCCCAAACGTCTGGCGGCTGTGGTCATCTTGAGCCTCGTGACGTCTGTGACGTCCTTTATGTCTGTGCTGGCTGATGAGGGCCTGCGGCTGGAAAAGCGGGATGGGGCCGTAGTCATCGCGGCCGATGCCGCGGATATGGACGTCATCCCGCTGGGGAGTGACCGCTGGGCCCTTGTGCTGGCTGTCGGTGACCCTCCGCGGGTGCGGATTCTTTATCTCCATCTTGAATTGAAACCCGGTCCCCCCGCTCCACCGCAACCCGATTTGCCGGAGGCCACTCGATTGGCTAGGGAGTGGCTATCTCTGGTGCCGCAAAAGGCCCGCGCCCGGGCCCCATTTCTGGCGGCAGCTTTCAATGGGGTAGCCGATGCCATCGAGGGCGGGCAACTCACGGATCTGCCAGCGATTATTGCGGCCAGTACGGCGGCCAACCGGGAGGCTGTGGGAGAATTCCGCAACGACTGGCTGGCCTGGTTTGAGCAACTGCGGGTCTATTTGAATGGGTTGGCGGAGGCCGGAAAACTCACCCTGCCGGCCGATCATGCCAGACTCTTTCGGGAGATTGCCAAGGGATTGAAAGAATGACTACGGTTCCCCCACAATCGATTCTCTTCCTGGGCGGGTGGCGACATGATCCGGACCTGACATCGCGGATTTGCGCCGCCAATGGCCCGGCCGATCTCTACGCCGCGGCCCCGCACCTTAAGGATGGGGGCAAAGGGGCCCGCGTGATCCTCCTCAATGCGATGGCCGATCTGGAAAAGGGCTGGAGACCGTACCGGCCCCAGACCCGCGGAACATGCGTCGGGCGTGCTGGTGGTCGGGCATGCGACATCCTGGAGGCCCTCCAGGTCAAGGCCGGGGCGGACTGGGTGGCCCGCATTTCCAGTGAAATCGTTTATGGCTTTGCCCGGGTGGAAGTCGGCGGGCGGCGGATTCGGGGCGATGGGGCGGTTGTGGCCAATGCCGTCGAGGCGGTTCGGCGGTTGGGCGTGCTGCCCCGCGGGACCTATACCGTCAACGGCCGGACATACATCATCCCGCCCGAGGACGACGACAGCTTGGCCGTGAAATGGGGCTGGGAGGGGGTGCCGGATGACCTGGAACCCCTGTGCCAGAAACACCTGGTCCGGGCCTGGGCCCCCATCACGAGTTATGAGCAGGCCCGCGATGCGATCGCGGCTGGCTATGTGGTCTGGTTCGGCACCAGTCAAGCCTTCTGGCGGTCCCTCCCCGCCCAACGGGATAGCCAGGGCTTTCTTCCCGCGCAAGGCAGAACGGCCCATAGCTGGCTGGCGGTGGGGGTAGATGACGCCCACCGGGAACCTCATTTGATCCTCGATAATCGATCCTGGGGGGATAGTTGGGTGGTCGGCCCGGATGGCGATTATCCTCTACCCCCGGGCTGTTATCGCTGTCGGGCGGCGGACTTCAATGGGGTGCTGCGTTATGGCGAGGCCTACGCCGTAGGTGATCTGGACGGTTTTCCTGTCAAGAAAGTGGATTATCTGCTGATATGATGGAACTCCTTGCGGCGATCGTGATTGATTACCGGCTGCTGAGGCCCGATTATCGCTTGTCTGATCCGGTCCCCGTTGCCCCGCCGGCAGTGAAAGAGACTTTGGGGCCTGCGGTCAAGAGCTGCCCCGGCGGCCAATGCCCGGTCCCCAGAATCCGCTGGCGGCTGCTGCGCGGGAGGGGCCGATGAATGGGGGGGACCTAAGCGTCTGGAGTGGCCTGGTGCAGGCCGGATTCGCGGGCTTTGCCCTGGCCCTCCTCTGCTTCTGCGCATGGCTGGTGCGGATGATCATCAAGCTCATGCAGCAGACCCAAAGCGTGGTCCAGGCCAATACGGAGGCCATCACCAAGCAGATTGACCACCTTGCCATGATGAACAAACATGCCGATGATATGCGGCGGGATGTGCAACGCTTGCAGTACCTTCTGGAAGCACGTCCCTGTCTATTGCAAGAGGATCGTAAGAAATAATGCCTAAGAAGAAGGCCGTCAGGAAGTCGGCCAATTCTGATGCCGCGAATGCCGCTGCCGGGAATGCCGCAAAAGAAAAAATGCCTAAGAAGAAGGCCGCCAGGAAGTCGGCCAATTCTCATGTCACGCATGCCAGCAAACGCAGCATCACCCGAACAGACCTTCTTCAGGCGACGTTTCTGGGGCAGATTTCCCATCATGCCAATATTGCCACGGCCGCCCAAGAGGCCGGGATCGGCCGTTCCACCCATTATCTCTGGTTGAAAGACCCGGACTATCGCAAGCGATTTTTGGAGGCCCGCGAGACGGCCTACGACAAGCTGGAATTGGAGGCCTGGAAACGGGCCTTTGCTGGCTCTGATCGCTTGCTGATGTTCCTCCTCATGGCCTACCGGGCGAAATTCCGCCCCGATGCCCAACCACCCCTTAGCAGTGGGGACGATCTGGCCGATATCCCTGATGAGCGGCTGGAGGTCGAGGCCCAGGAGGAAATCAAAAAGCTGGGCTTCAATAGCCTGAATGAAGTCTGGGAGGGGCGATCGTGATATGGCCCTTCGCCCCGATCAATTGCCTGCCATTGTCCGCGAGGCCTGGCGGCGGCGGGCCCGCCGTGAGCTGCTAGCCTTTACGACATGGACGATGCCCGATTATCGCGCCTTCTGGCATCATCGGCTGGTAGCGGAGTCGCTTGATCGCTGGCGGCGGGGAGATTGGCCCCATTTGATCGTGGTCATGCCACCGCGACATGGTAAGACGGAACTGGTTTCGCGGCGGCTGCCGGCGCTGATTCTGGGGAATAATCCCGATGCCCGGATCATCATGGCGGCCCATACCGCGGCCCTTGCCGAAACCAATTCCCGGGATGTGCAGCGGATCATTGAATCCCCCGAATATCGCGAGCTATTTCCCTTACGATTGCCGGGGCGGGGGATGCGGGGCGGGCGATACAAGCGGACGGATGCCCATTTTGAAATCCCGGGGCGAAAAGGGTATCTCCGCGCAGTCGGTGTAGGGGGGGCAATTACGGGCTTTGGCTTTGATTTCGGGATCATTGATGACCCAGTGAAATCGGCCGAAGAGGCGGAAAGCGAGGTCTTCCGAGACCGCGTATGGGAGTGGTTCATGCGGGATTTTTGGTCGCGGCGGGCCAAGGGGGCAAGGATTCTGATCACCATGACCCGCTGGCACATTGATGATCTGGTTGGGCGAGTGCTGCGAGAGGGGGCGGGGTTGGGGCAGTGGCACATCATCAGCTTGCCGGCCCTGGCCCCTGATAAGCCGGCAGAGTATGACCGAAGGGCACCTGGGGAGGCCCTCTGGCCGGAATTTCTCCCGCAAACGGAACTCCAGCAAATGCGGGCCGTCGATCCGCGGGGATTCGCGGCCCTCTATCAGCAAGACCCCCTGGAGGCCGGCGGGACGGAGTGGCCAGGGGAGTATTTCGGAAAGTGGCTTTGGGTGCCGCGGAATGAGTGGCCCCCGCGGGAGGATTTGGGGCCCCTGGTCATGGCGATTGATCCCTCTCGGGGGCGGGAGGATTCGGCCAGCGATTTTGCGGCCATTGTGTGGGCGGGACAGCATAAAAAAAGCAAGCTGATTTACGTCGATGCGGATTTGGCTGTGCGGCCCCCCACCGAGACGCTTGATCGGGCCTTGGATTTATTTGAGCAATTGCGCCCCGATTTTGTCGGGGTGGAAGTCAACCAGTTTCAGATTCTCTTTGCCCAGGAACTGGAACGGCGGGCAAATGCCGGTTTCGATATCCGCTTGCCAATTGTCTATATCTCGAACTACATCCCCAAGATTCTGCGCATCCGGCGGCTGGGGCCCTGGCTGGCCGCGAAGGACCTTCGCTTTGCCGATTCCCCGGGGGCCCGCCTGGTCGTCGAGCAACTGAAACATTTTCCCCAGGGGCCCCATGATGATGGCCCGGATGCCCTGGAAATGGCCCTCCGCATCATGACGGAACACGCCCCGCGGAAAGTGGAGTCATTGAGCTATCGCCCCGGGACCCGGGCCAGCGTGCCGTTCGACTGGGGGCGATAGCCTATTTTTCGGCCGCTGCGACCTTAGGGAGTTTGCACTAACCTCTTCACTTCCTCTGTGCCATTCCCCTGGCGGCAATAGATGATTTTCGGCCGCTGCGACCTTAGGGCGTTTGCAGTAACCTCTTCACTTCCTCTTCGATGTTGCGAAGGTATCGATCAACAAGGAGTGTTCTTACGTCCTGGAGAGGCATGTCATCTGTGAAGCGAGTGGAGTACCGTCCTTGGTCTGAGCGGGAAGTAAGATACCGCGCTATTTCGGAGGCCGCTTTTAGTGGTCTAAAACTTAGATAAATCGTTCGATATCGGCGGTTTTCTTTTAGTTTTTGGATCCGGCTTGCGTGGTCCGAAGAATGACCAATACCATCCCGATCGAAGAGGGCTTCCACAAGGTGCACGGCCGTATAAAAGGCAACCACCGCGATCCATTCGCAACAGCGCTGCGGGTCCTGGAGTAAGAAATCAAGGACGCTCCGGTTTCGATCGGCGAGTCGCAGATGATCATTCTTAGCTGGCATCGATCAGAAGTTGATCACCACTTCTGGATTAACAAAGGAAAAGAGCGCCTCATTATCGGCAACCGGCGGGAAAGCCATAACTGTTACTGGAATACCCCGTAGCTGCGGGTCGTCAGCAAGATGAAGCTCCAGTTCTGTCAATTCCTCTTCCAATTCAGGGTCAAATCGCGGTTCCTTCATGATAACTAGGAAGAGGAGGCTGTTATCGCGGGTTGTCAATATGGCGCGAGTGATCTTACCGGAGTCCCGTCTGTCGCGTTGCCACTCGCCCAATGTCTGACACAGAAGGCGAAAGGTTGCTTCTCGACGTTCTGTTTCGATATGGAGGGCACAAGCTTGGATGGCAGCCTCGATTGTGAGGGCAAAACGGTCCTGGTCACGGGGCGTTACAACAACCGTCCCGTCCTGGCCATAATTCAGTTGGACGAGGTTTCGTTGCTGTAAAGCTTTTTCCCCTAAAGACATATCGGCAACTCCCAAATATCGTTTCTAACCCGCTGATCTGTTCGGCAGTTTTTGGCAACCGAGGCAACTATAAGTTGAGGGTCACCCAATGTCAATACATGGATCGCACGCTCGATCCCCTGATATGGGGGGCGCTAGAACGCCGCTCACCCGTAACATTGGCTGATTGTCTTTGAATGGCTTATCTGGCGTTTTTGTGTTTTTCGTTATCGCTCGGTTGACGCCTGAGGACGAAGTGACTTTACCTATTTTACCTGAAATAGGCGCTTCTGAGCGCGCCCCGGGCAAGATAGATAAACGTTGGCCGGTTGAGCTTTCCCCCACCAGCGGCCAGAAACGGAATATCGACCATGTACATTAAGGGCTATGAGCAATGAATTCTCACCCCTCTTTCAGATGGCGCATCGCCGCGCCCGGGACGCCGCTAAGGCCCTTTTTGCCCGGACACCGCTGGGAGAGATTCTGGAGTCCGGGCGGCGAATGAAGTCCCTCAGGCCCCGCGAGATGAACCGCATCTGGGGCTCGTTGACGCTTTGGGGTCCGACCCCCGAGGCCCTTCAGGGGATGATGGGAATCCGCCTGGGAAGCGTGGGCTACGTCATCGAGCGTTACGCCAAGCGGAATGACGAGCTGGGCGACCTGGTCCGCGAGTGGTTAGGTTCCCTTGGTCCGGCCGGTCAGTTTTTGCTTTCCCTCTTTTCTGGGATCAATCGCGAGCAGGGATTGAGTAAGCAGGCCTGGCTACTCCAAGGGGCCATCAACTTCTTGCAGGCCTATGGATATGAGGTCTTACCCTCGCCGCGAAGCCTGCGGAAAGGGATCCCGGCCTTTGAGCGGGCCCGGGCGGCGGCCTGGGAGTGGCTGCGCCAGACCGGGGAGCTGGAGGCCCTAGTCTTTGGGCCGCCGGAAGTCAAACCGGAAGAGGTCTTCCAAAGACAATTTCAGGGACCCCAGATTGTGGCCGGGCGGGGCGGGGTCTTTGGCCCGCCCAAAGGCTTCGAGCATCTGCCGCCGGATCACCCCCTCTTTACCGGGGACTTCGTGGAGGTTGAGTCCTCGAACGTGCATAGCGTGGCCTATGACTATCGGGACGCGACGCTTTTTGTGCGATTTCACGCCAAGCGATGGGACAAAGAGCTGCAGGATTACATCCCCGTGGGGCCCGGGCCAATCTATGCTTATTCGCACGTACCGGCCGAAATGTTTCTCGATCTCATGCGGGCCAATTCCCCGGGGCGGTGGGTCTGGGACCATCTCCGGATTCGGGGCACGGTGTCGGGCCACCGCTTCGATTATCGGCTGGTGGCGATTGCCGGGGGCTATGTCCCCCGCAAGGCGACGTTTGCCCCTTTGAAACCCGGGGAATACATGGGCCAATACGGAGAAGTCTTTATCCCGCGGGCCGTACAACAGCCCAGCGGAAAATGGCTGACGAGCATCAAGCCCTACGAGGTCGTTCGCACATTTAAGCCCCTACAGCCGATCAGCCCGCAAATGCAACCCTTGTTTGGAATAGGGTAACGCCATGCCGGAAGAAATGATTTTCATCGACACACAGAACAAGCAGGAGGAGCGGCGGTCCCTGGAACAGGCCGGCGCGGACCTGACCAAGATGAAAGCCGCCCCCAATTTGGGGCAGCCCCCTGTGCCGCACATTCTCACCTTCGTGGGGGTCTCCGGTGGGGCAGGAAAGACCTATCTCCCTTCCGATGAGGCCCTTCAGCATAGTTGGGCGAATGCCCAGTACATGCGGCAGGATGCGGCGATTATGGAACCCCTGGAGGTCCGCAAGCGGGCCGTGGCCCTGCTAGACTGGCACCTAGAAGCGGACGACCCGGATGATCCGCAGCAATCACGGATGGTCGAAGAAATGACCTGGGTCTTAGGCAAGATTCCCCGCCTCACGCAATATCGCGAAGTCTTGCTGGAGGCCATCTTTTACGGCCGCTATGCGATCGTCAATACCTGCCAGTGGATGTTCCGCAAGGGCAAGGCCCTGGTCGGCATCAATCGCTGGAGGCCCCTCCACGGGGATAAACTGGTCTGGCGGTGGGATGACGAATCGGGCGATTACGACCCGGAATCGGTCGGGATTCGGATTGGCCGGACCTCGGCCATGAGTGACACGCTCCGCCGCTGGGAGACCTGGGCCCAGGCCAACGGGGGCCAGATACTCACAACCCATTTTGGTGTGGCCTTTTTCCCGCCCCCGCATCTGCGTGATCTGATCGTGGTCCATCGGCACATGGTGGAGGATGGGGATTGGCATAACCCCAATAATGCCGCCCGCATTTTCGGCGTGGGTATCCGATCCCGGCTGTATTGGACCTGGTATCAGAAGCAAGAGGCCCTGGCCTGGCTGATGGAATATCTCGAACGGTCGGCGTTCGGGTTGGAGCTGTGGTACTATCCCGCGGGTTCGGAGCAGGCCAAGCAGGCCACGATTGAGGCGGCCACGGAGCGGATCGGCAATGCCCGCAATATCCTGGTGATTCCCCGCCCCGCGGGACCAGAAGGCCAGATGTTTGGGGTGGAAGTGATCGAGCGGAATATGGCCGGGGCCTCGGCCCTGAAAGACATCGTGATGGAGTATTTCGGCCACCAGATCAAGCGCTATATCCTAGGCCAGACATTGACTACTGAGGCCCACGCCACGGGCTTAGGGAGCAATCTGGCCTCGGTGCACCTGGATACATTCCTGCAAATCGTCAAGTACGACGCGCAGAATCTGGCCGAAACCCTGACCAGTGAATTGCTGGCCAAGCTGGTCAAATGGAATTATCCCTGGATGGCCGAGAATCCCTTGCGGCTGGTCATCGAAACGGAAAAACCCGATGCCCTGGAGCGTCTTCAGGCCATTCAGGCGGCCTATCAGATGGGTCTCAAGGTTCGCGCCCGGGATGTCTGGGAGGTGCTGGGATTGGCTGAACCCCGGGAACATGATGAGGTCCTGGCCATCAATCAGGGGGCGGAACGCCCAGCCCATCGGGCGCCGGCCGGGGAAGACCTTCTCCTGAACGGGGCGGGGGAGGTCCCCCCAGACCCTTTCTCCGGCTTGATCAACCACCCTCCTCTCGCCGGCACGGACTGACCGACGAAGCGGAACACGATGCTCGCGAAAAACTCCCCGAAGGAACGATCCATACCATCGGCGGAGAGCCGCGAATTCTCCTTAAGAGCCGCTGGCATCGCCTGCAAAAGCCGGTCGAAGAAATCGAAGAGTGGAAGCGGGGTTTCCTGGAGACGGGGTGGGCGGACTCTTTGTCGCAGCATCCTCTTCAAGAGATGCTCCGTAAGACATGGGAACGCATCTCGGATGGCCTCGGGACTGGCACAAAGCGGCAACAGCGGGAAGCTAGGCGGCGAGTCTATCGGCAGGCGCTCGCACAAGCCTTAGTACGACTTTGGCCGCAGTTAGGGCAGGAGGCCCAACAGCAGTTAGCCCGCCGTCATGCCTTAATGATCGTCTGTACCGATCTTAACGAAGTCAGGGCCTGGAGGGACTTTCTTGATGAAAAGTTTCCTCCTAGCCACAAAAGCCAACTCCCGCAGTCCGGAAAACTCACGGCCTTCGTGCGGTGGTTGCCTTCGCCCAGTGGTCCCGAGGTCGCGGCCTTAATCATCGACGGACCGCCGGCAAGCGTGGATCAGAGCTATCTGCTAGCCCATGAGCTGGCGCATATTGTCATCCGTCGAGAAGAACGACCAATCCACAAGACCTCGGAATGGAAAGCGGCTTGGGAAACAGAGAAATGGCGTTTACGAGGGCTTTTCCCCGATAGGGCGATTACAGAAGATGTTGCGAACTCTGTCAAAGAAAGCCTGGCTTGGGCGCTGGCTGTGGCCTGGTTGAATCCATCGGGGATGCGGCATCTTCCGAAGATGCAGGCCTTCCTTCGTCATCAAGGCCTAATAACTCGTCAAGACCGACTCGGATAGCTTCGGGGAAGAGTTCACAATCCTCAGGGGGTTCTTCAGGCACAATCTCCCATCCACAGGACTTGCGATAGTACTCAGAATAGGACATCCGGTCTTCCATGGGCACGGGGCCTTCGAGATAGCCCACATAGCAGGCCTCTTCGCCGGTTTCCGGGTTCCATTCCCAATTCCAGCGGACGATGGGCTTATCCATCTCGCTATCGCGAAGCATGATGTACCATTTGCCCTTAGGTCGGTTGGGATCGGGAAGGTAGTAAATTCCCCCCGTCCGCCCGTAAATCACCCGTCGTCCCTGCTCATCAATGACCACTGGCCGGGGGAAGTAATAATCCAGCAGCTCAAGGATAAGATACCAGGTGTCCCTGTAAAGCTTGGCCAATCTGGAGAAGAGCCGCTTCATGGTGACGCCTCTTCTGGTGACAGGCATGTGGGTCAATGCCGGCTGGCCGAGTTTTGCCTAACCAACCGCTTATATTATAGTCATGAGCATTGCTGTTGCTAACAATTCTGCCTCGCAGGCGTCCCCCGTGCAGCGCTTCCCAGCGGATAAGTTTATCCACATTCCGGCTGTGGTGGTGTTTGCGGAGCATTCTACCCAATTGCGTGATGGCACGCCGGTGACCTATGACCGGCAGGCCCTAGAGCAGATCGCCGCCAATTGCAATCGACGGATTGAGGAAACGGGCAATTACGCCGCAGTCTGCGTCGGTCATACTGACAGTAGCCAAGGCGGCGATAAACCACTAATCGGATTTGCTGGGCCCTTTAGGGTAGAAGAGCGGAATGGGCGGGCCGTGATCGTGGCCGACTTGCACATCTTCAAGCAAGACAAGGAAAAGCTCCAGCGATACCCCCGGCCCAGTCCCGAGGTCTGGATACCCCGCGAGGGCTTCGACCCCCAGCGGATTTTCCTGGACCCCATTGCCATGCTGGGGGCCGAGATGCCGCGGCTGGACATGGGGTTGACACTGCTCTACCAGGAGCGGGATGGGGAGACCCTGGTGGAGCGTTACGCCGCCGTGCTCCCCGCCGCCAGCAATACCTTTGTTCCGTCCAGCTCGAATTCGAAAAAGGAGGAATATGGCATGGCCAATGAAGAACTCGTACAGGAAATCATCCAGGCCCTGGAACAACTGGACTGGGTCCAGTGGACCAAACGCAAGATGGCCGAGGAACAGGCCGCCAGTGGGGCCAACCAGGAAGCACGAGAACAATTACAAGAAAGGCCCTCAGACAAGGTCGACCCGGAGAAGGCCAAACAGATCCTGGAAGATGGAAAAGTCCACGGCCAGCCCCTCACCGAAGAGCAGCGGAAGATGTTCGGGGCCGCGGCCGGCCGAGAGCGGGATTCCGCGGCGGACCTCCGCGAACGCTACCACCTCCTGCAGCAGCACCTGGAGCAACAGCGGACCGAGCTGGAGCGGCTACGGCAGGACGTGGAGCTGGAGCGGGCCTCCCGCGTCAACGCCGAACGCTATTCGCAATTGGTCCAGTTGCGGCAGTTGTACGCCTTCGACCTGGAGAAGGAGGTCGAGCGCTGCCGCTATTCACGGATGAGTGATGAGCAATTCCGCGACCACGTGGCAATCATCCGGGAGAACTTCCAACGGATTCCCGTAGGGGAGCGGCTGCCACCCCTGGGCACGGCGGTCGAGCTGGAGGAATCGCGGGAGAAGTACAGCGAAGATGTTCGGCGGCGGGCCCTGGCCATCGCCAAGGCCAAACGGGAACGAGGCGAAGACGTTAGTTTCGAGGAGGTCCTGGAGGCCGTGCGGGCTGGCAAGCAGGGATGAGTCAAGTCACAAGCGGATAACTCTCTGAAAGGAGATTGACCATGGCGATTTTGAGTTTTCAGGCATCTGCGAATATTGCCCCCAGCCGCTTCGTCAAGGTGAGCGGCAATAAACAGGTTGCGCACGCGGGAAATAATGGCGAGATCATCGGGGTTGCCCAGGAGGGCTCCAATCGGGCCCCCTTACAGGACATGGTCTCAACGGTCTATGCCGCGGAGACCGGGCAATCAGTGGCCGTCTATGGCCCGGGCGAGATGTGTCTCGTGGAGGCCGGGGGCACGGTCTCGGCGGGCCAGCTGCTCAAGTCGGACGCTGACGGCAGGGCCGTGGCGATTGCCACCACTGGGACCACGGTCCAAAACTACGGGGCTATCGCCCTGGAGGGCGGGGCCAGCGGGGAAAAGATCCTCTGCCTGGTTGTGCCCCTCGGTAAGGTCCGGCCGGCCCTGAGCTGAAACGGTGAAGAGTGAACAGTGATGAGTGAAAAGTGACGAGGACCGAGTGATGAGTGAAGCCCTAAGAAAACTCATCATCCTCTGAAAGGAGAAGATGCCATGCCTCAAGTGATGCCTGCTGAATCGAATACCTATGTCCCGGTGGCCCTGGCCAAGGACAAGTTGGTCGTGGACTTCGCCCGGGACCCCAAGCGGTTCAAGGTCGCCCAGTACACCCAGGTCATCCCGGTGGAAAAGGATACGGGATATTACCTGTATCTAGACCCCGACGAGGCCGGCCGGATTCTGAACACGGATGCCCGGGACTTCGTCTGGTACGACGGGGCGGACGCCCCGCGGCGGCACAGCGGGACCCAGGAATTCGAATTCCGCCCCTATCGCACGACTCGCTACCAGTTTGACTTCACCCTGGGCTGGAAGTCTGTGCAGCATGCCTCCTGGGAGATTGTGGCCCGCCATGCCGCGGCCAAGGCCCAGCAGGCCATGACCTTGCGGACCCAGTTGGCGGCCAATGTGTTGCTAGATACCAGCCAGCACGCGCCCGGCCACGTGATCACTCCCACAGGGGCCTGGTCCACCAGCACGACGACAAACATGCACATCCAGAAGACCCTCATCGCGGCCGCAGAAAAGATCCTGGATGACACCCTGGGGATGGTCACCAAGGACGACCTGGTGCTGGTGATGGGTACCGGGCTGGCCAAGACCATTGCCACCGCCCCGGAGGTCGTCGAGCTGGTCAAGTACCAGGCGGGCTTCGACTTCATGCGGGGTGCCAGCGAGCGGACCAATGTCAGCTACGGCGTCCCGGAGAGCCTCTACGGGTTCAAGGTGGTGGTCGATGAGACCCGCAAGGTCACGACCAAAAAGGGCTCCAATAGCCGGACGGTCGCCTCCATCTGGCCCGCCAACCAGGCCGTGCTGTTGGCCCGCCCGGGTGGGATGGAAGGGGCCGCGAACGTGATAAATTTTGCCGCGTGCTGCCTCTTCATGAACGAAGAGATGACGGTGGAGCAGAAGGACGACCCGGACAATCGGCGGCTGCAGGGTCGGGTGGTGGAGGATTACGACGTCCGCCTGGTGGCCCCCGCGGCGGCGGTCCTGATCAACGGCATCACCTGAGATAAGTCATCATTCCCAAGAAAGGACGGCGGCCATGCTGGCGGAGGTGCAGGACCTGATTGACCGTTACGACCGCGGGCTGCTGGCCGATCTGGCCCGGGACGACGGAACGGCCGAAAGCGACCTGGCCCACAATCCACGGGTCCAGGCGGCCCTGGCGGGGGCTAGCGGTGAGGTGCGGAGTGCCATTCTGCAGGGCAAACGCTATTCCCTGGAAGAGCTCCAGTCGCTCCAAGCCGATGACCTCGCGTATTTGAAGGACCTGGTCTGTGCCCTGGCCCTCCTGCGGCTGACGGCGGCCCGGGTGACCACAATCGGCGAGGAGACCTGGCGGGCCATCCGTGACGATGTACAGGGCAAGCTGGAACAACTGGCCAGCGGGCAGCGGATTTTCGCCACGGCGGCGGCCCAGGAGGCCGGCCTACCCAAAGCCGATGGCCCGTTGTTAGTCGAGATGGACCGTCTAAACCTACTGGTTGATCGCTGCGCAGGAGGTTACTACCCCCAACGTGGCGAACGCTGGCCCAGGAATCGCTGAAATCATGAGTAGGGAGATAACGTATGGCAATCAGTATCCAAGTCTCCGGTGCGGTGCTGGTCAAGGTTGGTCCCACGGGCTGCCCCGATACGAACCTGGCCACCCTGGGCTATACGGCCAATGGCGTGAGAATCCAGGAGGAGGATTTCTACGAGGAAGTCCACACCGATGAGCGGGGGGGGGATGCTGGTCCACCGGCGGAACTGATCTACCACGGCAAGCGGGTGCGGGTGACGCTGGAGCTGGTCAAGTGGGACGGGGCTGTGGCCGACCAGCTGGCGGCCCGGGTCTCTGTTACAACCGCGGAGCCCGGCGAGGCGCTAGTCATGCTGGGCGGCAATAAGGGCTTCCGCGTGGTCCTCAAATGCGCGGTAGGGAGCTGGGACCTCCCCATGGCCGTGGTTCGCGGCCAATTCGAAATGAACAAGGGTTCGCGGGCCAGTCGCCTCCTCCTGGCCTTGGAATGCTATCCCGACGCAAACGGCTACATCTACAAGCCATACACGGGAACCTGAGATGCCGGGTGACACGCTCTATCTGGTGGATAGCCAGGGGGTCCACGAGATTCCCGGCATGCCCCCCGGGAGGGGGCAATCGCTCTTTCCCCATGGGGCAGGCTTCATCAGTCTCTTCGGGGGCGGGGCGGCCCGAGTCTACTGGCCCTCAGATCAAGCCCTCACCCGGGCCAGGCAACACGCCGTGCTGATGCGGGCCGATGCCGCCGTGATGGAGTGCGTGGAGCTCCGGCAGCGGGCCGTGGCCCTGTTGGATTGGCGGGTGGAATGCGATAAGGAGAATGACCCGCAGTATACCGATGCCCGCGAGAAGCTTACGGCCATCTGCCAGCGGATCCCCCGTTTTATGCAATACCGGGAGAATCTCCTGCATGCCCTCTGGTATGGCCGCTACGCCCTGGCCCACCGCTACCGCTGGGACTGGCTGGAGGGTGAGAAGCTGGTGGTTGTGGCCTCCTGGATGCCTATCCACGGGGACAAACTGGTCTGGAAGATCGAGGCCGATGCGGGGTCGATCCTGGATGGGATCGGGGTCCGGGTGGGAGGCGGGACGGGCCTTAGCGAGGAGGTCAAACGCTGGCAGGATGAGCACCGGGCCCAGATCGAGTCCACGGATTATGGCTGGGCCTATTTTCCCCCTCCAGGGATGCGGGAGCTGTTAATCGTCCATCGCCATTACATCGAGGATGGCGAATATGAGGAACCCCGCAACGCCGCACGGATCTATGGGGTGGGGCTGCGGGACCGGATCTATTGGACCTGGTACCAGCGGCAAGAGGCCCTGGCCTGGTTGATGGAGTTTCTGGAGCGTTCGGCCTTTGGGATCGAACTCTGGTACTACCCCGACGGGAATCCCCAGGGACGGGAGGAGATGAAACAGGCGGCCGCCGAGCGGGTGGGTCCCGGCAAGAATATCCTGCTCATCCCCCGCCCGCCCGGGGTGGAGGGGGCGGCCTATGGCGTGGAGCGGATCGAGCCCTCGATGGCCGGGGCCCAGATTCTCAAGGAGATCCTCACCGACTTCTTTGGCCACCAAATCAAGCGCTATGTCTTGGGCCAAACGCTGACCACCGAGGCCCACGCCACGGGATTGGGATCGAATCTGGCCTCGATCCACTTGGACACCTTTCTCCAGATTGTCCGCTACGATGCCACCAATCTCCAGGAGACACTCACCGAGCAGTTGATCCGCCGCCTGGTGGCCTGGAACTGGCCCGGCCTGGACCCCACGGCCTTTCGCTTTGTCATCGAGGTGGAAAAGGAGGACGTGCGGGAGCGGGTGGAGGCCCTGCGGACGGCCTTCGATATGGGGCTCAAGATCAAGGCGGCGGAGGTGCGGGACATCCTCAAGCTCTCGCCAGTCGCCGAGGGTGAGGACTTCCTGCAAAATCCGGCCTATCGAGAATCGATGCAGGCTGCGCCACCCCCGGGGGTGGAAGCCTTCAGTGAGACAGGTGAGCGGGAACGCTACCGACGACCGCCATTCCCGTCCAATCCCTCGCGGGGGCAGACCTTCGTTTATGAAAAGAAGGTCTATGCCTACATCCCCAATAAGGCCGGCCGCCTGCAGTGGCAGGTGGTTGGAGAGGACAGGCCGAGCCTAGGCCAGCAGGTCTTTGTCAGCCCGAACAGGGAATCGGGCCTGAATTTCGCCCAGGCGCGGGAGAAAACTAAGGGCAGCGGGCAGGCCCGGATTCGCACCAGGGCGGCAGAGGTCTGCCAGGCGCACGGTCATCCGGTCCGTCGGATGTGGGATGTAATTGGTGATTGGGACGGTGGTTCCGAGAATAGCCTCTTGATAGAATTGGAGAGGGTGCCGGTGGTGGATTTGGAGCGGATCGCGGCCCACCTGGGCAAGGAATTCGACCAGGAGGCGGTCGCGGTCTTTCGCAGCAGGCGGCAGGGAACGGACCTCCGCTGGACGGCCGGATTCCGCCTGCCAGCGGAGGAGGTGATTCCGGTCCTGGAGAAGCACGGGATCGGCAACCGCACCATCATCGAGAGACCAGGTGGCTGCCTGGTCCTGGTGTGTGGTGAAGCGAAAGACATCCGTCCCAGTGTGAACGAAGTTGTGAAAGAGCTGGGGTGTGTGAAAGAGTTTTCTAAAGGTGTCCGGGGCGATTTCCGCCTGGTCTGGCGGAACGAATACGACAGCATTATCGGTGAGACTGGAGAGAGGAGGGAACACATGGCCGATCTTGGTGAAGGTCGAGAGAGGGGGGAACAAACCCCTCAAGAACAGGTCCCCTGGTTCATGAACGATGAGATTGTCAACCAGCTATCGACCAAGTATCGCAATCTGGCCCTGACCCAGCGTAAGAGTTATTTGGCTAAGCGAGAGCGGAGTCCTGAGGAAAACGAACGTCTTTTCGAAGAGATAAAACAGGAGTTTTTGGCGCGGGGTGACGAGTGGGAAGAGCCGGAGGATGACGAAGACGAGCAGATCATCCTCTGAGAGGCAAGAGGGAAGAGGGAATGGGAGAGGAGTGAAAAAAACCTCCCTCCTCACTTCTCTCTCCTCACTTATCCCCCCTTACGGGGAGCCGACGGAATCCGACGCCTAGGAGGCCTCATGAAGGCTCATTCAGGAGCCGTGGCCGAGACATAAAGCCGCTTCAATTCATAACTTGTGACATCCTTTTGGAGCCCTGAGGAGTGATTGATGGTGAATGAAAAATTCACCATTGATGACTCCCGCTATGGTGTCCCAAGGCCCAAGATCGAGGCGGCTATAATTGGCGCTATGGATATCTACAGCAGCACGAGCGATCATGGCCTATTTAATCTCCTGGGGAGACTCTTCGGCCTGGCCCGGGCCATCGATACGGCCCGCGGTGAGCCGGTCCAGAGCAAGCTCACAGCCCTCCAGGATCTCCTGGACCTCTGCCCCGAGGCCGAGCCCATCATTGCCGCGGAGGTGGGCTGGGAGTCCGCGGGGGGGAGTCTGCAATCGCAGATCAGCAACCTGGCCTGGCGGCTCATCCGCCGCTACATCCTGGAAAAGAATCTCACCTACCGCAGCCAGGGAGAGGCCCTACGACAGATTTTGTCGGACCTCATCGAGGGCGGGTACTACTTCACAGCCTCCACGCAAGGCGCCACAATCACGCCCAACGCGTCGAATCAGGGGGACCTCCTGTTGGGTGTGCACCTCAAGAATGGCCGCGGGGAAGCGGTCTTCGTCTATCCTGAAACCTGGTACATCACGGCCGGCGCCGGCGGCCTGACGATCGCTGGACAGCCCAGCGTGGGCCCCACGGAGCGGGTCTGGCCCAAAGGGTCCGGAATCTATCTTGGCTTGTTGGCGCAGTCGGTCGCTCAGTCCCTTCTCACCAACGGCGATTTCGAGAATCTGGCCGGCCCGGATCAACCCGCCGCCTGGACGGTTCACACCGGTATCTGTGGCCAAACCATCCGCGTCACGAGCCCCGAGACTCAAGAGATCACGCTCTCCGGCGGGCCCACGGGGGGCTATTTCGTCCTCACCTGGACGGACCCCAATGGACGCAACTGGCAGACCGAGCCACTCGGGCCGGACTGCACGGGTACACAGCTGGAGAATGCCCTCCGCCGCATCCCGGGCCTTGAGGGGGTCACCGTCAGCGGCAGCAATCCCTGGACGGTCACCTTTGAGGGGACCCCCGGGGATATCAACCAGCTGGGGGTTGTCAATCGTCTCAGCGGGGGAACCAATCCCCAGGTCACGATCACCACGACGCAGCCCGGGGATGTCCTCTCCTATTGCGGGCGGAGCCTCAAACTCGTGGGAAGTGGCAGTGAACAAACCTTGCTTTATCAATCCCTGGACTTGAAGCCCGGACAGCCCTATTTTCTCTTTGCCCGGATACGTCGCACGGCCACCGCCACGGGAGAAGTGCGGTTCGAACTGCGGCGTTCAATCACCGATTCGGCCCTCTCCGACTCGGCGGGCAACCTGAACCGCTTGAGTGTCGATTTGGGGAACGTTTCCACTACAGGCCATACGGGAGTTAATACAGTCTTCTGCCTCCCTGTGGACTATAGCGGGCCGGTCTGTTTTGTCATCCATGCCGCGACCCCCATCAACTCCGGGCAAGCCGTGGGCCTGGATGATTTGATCTTGGTAGAGGGGACGCCGGCCTACCTGGGCGGCCCTTGGCTGGCGGCCGCTGCGGGCTGGAAGGAGTTCCAGGGTGACCGCTGGACGGTCAACCTGAGCAATAATCTGGCCGGGGTCTGGCAGACGACCCTGGCCCGCTTTCTCCGCTGGTATGAGATCCTCAACCGGGCCCCGCCCAGCAGCGGGACGACATTGATCCCTGATAGCCTCGTATCTTAAACCGCAGACCATGGAGGACAGCCATGAATGCCATGTGGGGTAATGAGCCTGAAACAGGGACCTTGTCCACGCCGACCACACCACCACCGACGACCACGACGTCAGCACCGACGACACCACCACCGACCAGCACGACGACTAACCCGTCGTGTTCCGGCGAGTGTTATTGGGTATGGATCGAGCCAACGTCATCATGGGTTCTGAGCTATGCAACGTGCTCAGACGGTTGCGGATGCATCACTCCGCCGCGGCCTGGCGAGTATCCCTACGAGTCTTACATAGGGGCCTGCTCATAATTTGGCAACGACTATCTTTGCAAAGTTCTGTTTCAATGTCGCTACAAATCAATGATTGAGGAGGGTTGAATGAGACTCACAATTGGTATGGCGACCTATTCTGATTTCGACGGGACCTATTTCACCGTCCAGTCCCTGCTGCTGCATCACCAGGAGGCCCTCCAGGACTGCGAGATCCTGGTTGTGGATAATGCCCCCCATCTCCCCCTAGCCCAGACACTGCAGAACTATTGCCGCTCCGTGTCGTCTGATGAACGTCCGGTCCGCTACGTTCCCTTCGGACAGGCCGTGGGGACCAGCCCCGCCCGCAACGCCATTTTCCAGCATGCCACGGGCGATTATGTCCTGGTCCTGGATTGCCATGTCCTGCTGGCCCTAGGGAGTCTCCAGAGACTGCGGGAATACCTGGAGAGCCATCATCCCTGCGATGACCTCATCCAGGGGGTATTTTTGTCCGATGATTGCTATCAACTCTGGACGCATTTCGCCGATGTCTGGCGGGCCGAAATGTGGGGTATCTGGGGGACTGATCCCCGTGGCGAGGACCCCGACGGGGAACCCTTTCCGATCTTCGCCCAGGGTCTGGGCATGTTCTGCGCCCGCCGGGAGAGCTGGCTGGGATTCCACCCCCTGGCCCGGGGGTTCGGCGGCGAAGAATGCTACATCCACGAAAAGTATCGCCGCGCCGGGCGACAGTGCCTGTGCCTGCCGGGCCTCCGTTGCGTTCACCGCTTTGCCCGCCCCGGGGGTGTGCCCTATCCCCTCAGCCAATGGAACAAGGTCCGGAACTATGTCCTGGAATTCCGCGAACTGGGCCTCTCTCTGGACCGGTTGTATCGACATTTCGTGGAGGGGATCGGCGAGGACCCTGGGGATGGTTCGCCCCCCCTGGAGCCTCTACACCGGGAAACTGGAGCAGGAATCGGCCGCGGGACGCTTCCACGGTTCCCTCGTTTTGACCCGCCGGGCCTGGGAGAGGGTCCGTTGGCCAACCCACGGGCGGGCCGATTTCGATCAGGAATTTATTCGGCGACTGCAGGAGGTCTGCGGCCCTCCGGCCGATCCCCTGGTCATTGAGGCCCGCCCGGGATACGTCTTCCGCTACGCCTCCACGCGGGCCTATCATGCCCAGCATTTCATGCAGGGGGCCGCGGATAAGACCTGGTATCACAGCGTAGGTGAGAGCATGCCGCCCCTGCCGCCGCGGGAACTCGTCATCAAATTCGACCAGGAGACGGAGGCCATCCAGACACTGATGAGGGAAGAGGCCGGAGTGAGAAGGGAGAAGGGAGGAGGGAGGAGGCAGGGGGCATGAGGATCGACATTTTGCATGTCATCACGCCCGTGTCTCGGCCAGAGAATCTTCCGCTCCTGGCTCAATCCCTGCGAGGCCTGTTGAGTATCCCCTGGCGCTGGTGGGTAGTCTTTGATCGAGCCGTTGCCAATTTGCCCCCTCAGCCGCCTGATTTGCCCGTGGCTTACTGGGATTATGGCCAGGAATCCCATTCCGTCGCCGGCTACAGTCTCCGCAACGAGTGTCTGGAGCGGATCAATTCGGGGTGGGTCTATTTCCTCGACGACGATAACCTGATTTACCCCCATTTCGAAATCGTCTTTCTCTTGGCCCGCCGCTCGTTCCCGCAGGGCCAATGGTTCATCTTTCGGCAGGTCCGCCGCGACGGGAGCATCTATTTGCGGCCGCAATGCCCGCCACAAGTGAACGCCGTGGACATCGGCCAGTGTGTCCTGCGGCGTGATTTGGTGAGGCCCACGGGAGAGCGGGTCCCACCCTGGGGCTTTTTGGCCGCCGCGGACGCCGAACCCCGCCGACCAGAGTGAATGCAAAAACAGTTCGCCGGCCTTAAAAGCGGCGACGAACCGTCAGACCTTATCACGCCCGTCCAATCGCCGATGGAGGAGGCGAATCACGCCGGCCTCGAACGTCAGCTCGACCCCCAGGACGCCCCAGAACTTCGACCGCTCAGCCTCCCGGCAAAGCTCATCCAACCGCTCGTGGGCCAGAAGAATCATCCGCCGATTCGGATCGTCCGCAGGGCGAACATCATCCTGTGTCTTGACCGCCGTCACGTCACGTTTCGCCATCCGTTGCCACCTCGTTGCTCACCTCCGACAAGTCGAGTGCCACGCCGTTTCAGGGTTACGGTAAATAATAAATTTCCACCTCATCCAGGCGGCCTTCGGCTTCCAACTTCCGTCGGATGGCTTCGACCGCCGGCGGCAACTCCTTCATCCGGGAAAACGGTTTCCAACTCGCGAACAGCTCATCCATCCGGCGTTTCTCTTCCTCGGTTACGGGATGCTCCTTCCAAACTCGGTCGAGAATCCGATCGTCCTCTTCCGTAATCTCGCCCAACCATGAACAGTAGCGGGGGTACGGCGGAACTTCGGGGCGTTTCTCTTCGGCCATGGCCCGGCCCTCCCTTTGTCTCTCTTGTAAATAGTTCAGCAAACGTTGCACGTGGTCACTTCCTGGCCTCAAATTCATTATAACATCGACCGTCCTACCATGATCAAGCCAAAATTTCCGTCCCTTTACGGTTTGCATCAATTCCGACAGGCGGGTCGATTTCATCCCCAACTTTGCCAATTCGTCTTGCCATTGTTCCAACCAGGTTCGCGGCAGCGGGGCGTCGAACCCCAGCCTGGCCAGGTAATAATAACCGATCTCCCGCGGCGAACGAAGTCCGGTCCCCTCGGCGTAGTCGGTGTCCAGGAGGGCGGCCTGGTGCAGCGATCGGACCAGCGACCGCGTCCCCAATCCGGCCCGTCGAAATTCCGGTTTCACATCGGCCCGAACGAGACTCAACTTCAGACGCCCCGCCTCGTCCCTGAGTGCCTGAGCGGGGGCGTCTGGCCCCGGTGCGGCCGACATTCCGACGTTGCGTCTCCCCACCCCGGGCTGACGCCAGGAGCTCGTGGGACGCTCCTCACCCCCCGCCCCTCTCCCGGGCAGGGCAAAAGGGATCGCACCCGCCCGCGAATCAGGGAATCTCGAATCGAGAGACGGTGATCGACGTGCTGACGTTCCCAAGATCATCAGCTGTGCGAGAAATCAAATCCCACAAGGACTCGGAAAAAAACATCTAAATAACTCCACAAAAACGCGGAAGGACTCTATGCGGATGCCACTTGAGGGTCTATGGAAGTCTCGATGGCAAAAGTGCTTTTGCATCCAATCCGTTCAAACGTCAGTTCGATCAATTCCTCGATCGTTTGGCAGCGCTGATTGTGGGTAATTTCCTCATGCAGGTGCCACCAAACACGTTCGATCGGATTGGTGTGCGGAGCGTACTTGGGCAAAAAGTGGAGGACGATCCGGTGGCCCCCCACGTCAGAAACTTACGCAACTTGACACAGCCACGGGACGTGGCCTCCGCCAGACGATCTGCTCCCGATGCAACCAGCGCCGGACCGTCTCGGCGCTGACCCGCACCCGGTGCACTTCCCACAACAGCAACACCACCGTGGCGCACGACCAACGACTTCGCAAGAATCCGAAATCGCGTGGCGTTTTTTGGGTGACCCACCGGCCGACCAGGGTCGCCCACCAATAGAGGAAGACCAACGGTCGTCCCCGCCGGGTTTCGAGGACGTTGTCCAGACCTTCCCGCTCGAACCGATGTTTCCAGCGACGAATGGTATGGGTGCCGGTGTACAACATCGCCGCGATCGGGCTCCGGGCATAACCGTGAGCCGACAGAAGCGGGACATGGGCCCGCAAGCGGATGGGGGGATCGGTTGTTTTGTGATAAACGTTCAATAAGGTCTCGCGTTGCGAGGGCTGAAGATGGATACCACCCTCCATGGCTTGGTCTCCAGGGTTGCTCGTTGTTTCACTCCTGATAACCCTAACCAAGCCTATTTTTTTGCCCAGATCGTTCTTGTCAACACTTCCGGTTTTTTGTGGAGTTATTTAGCTCTCTCTCGCAACTGTTAGCTCTGTTTGGTCGATGTTATGTCCCCCGTAGGCTTGTCGACAGACCCCGGATTTCCCCGTGATGGTTGTTTCATTCTACAAGAGTGTTCGGAGTCGATTGGTTGTTCGTCCTCGTAAAGATCGACACGAGAAACTCGGGCGTCGCATATGATCTTGAATCGTGAGGAGTTAAACCCCAAAGAGAGAGCAAAACCTTGTGTTGTTGTCAAGATGGTTTTTGCGTGGTGTCTCCCCAAATTGTTGTTCCCCCAAAAATCTTGTCATTGTTCTCTTGTTTCGTTCGGGGTCTCTTTATTAGGATGAGGTTGTTGGGGATTTGGGCTCGAGATTTGATAACGATGCTTGGTTGACGGTCCCGCACCACGGGGAGAGCAAGCTATGATTCGTTACATCTGCGATCTGTGTCGGCGAGAGATCGATCCAGCCCGCGAAGTGTGCTATCACGTGCAAATCCAGGTCTCTGCTGCCTTCGAGCCAGTTACAGAGGACGAGCCGGATGATCGCGACCATCTAGAGGAGATTCATGACCTTTTGGAAAGCCTCAATCAGATGGGGGAAGAGGCGTACGAATCGGCTCACGAAACCTTGCATTTCGATTTGTGCCCCCAGTGCCGTCGGCGATTTCTTCGCAATCCGTTGGGGCGCGATGCCGGAAAGCTGCTGGGTTTCAGCAAGAACTGAACAGTGTTGTGATTGCATCGATGTCGGCAATGTGTGACTCTCCGCGAGTGCGGGAGCGGTTACCTCTGTGTGTCTGGCGAACACAGTTGCCGGCAGCATGCGATGGCCGAGAGAAGGCCCGATGGTTTCGTCACGAATGCGTCCTCGCTTTCCACCGCTGGTTAGTTCATGGTTTGGCCGACCACGCTCTTCAAGATCTCGTCGTAGCCGTTACCGTCCTTTTAACCCGATTATCTT